AATAATACATTCACCTTTGGGAGCGCACCTACTAATGCTGTTACTATTGTTCTTCTCGATTTTATCGATACTCCACAAACTTTTAGACAATACGTAACTCTAAGATCAGCTAGGATATTCCAAGAGGAAATCATAGGACAAACTTCAGCAGAACAAATTAATAGAATAGAAGAAAGTGAAGCTTATGCAGATCTTTTAGATGATGAAACAGATAGAGCAGGTTACAATGTAGGTTACAGTGATATTGAAATGTTTAACATAACGAAGAAACATAGGAAACTCTGGTAGATGCCTTTAATTACTGAGCAAATAAGTAACCTAATAAATGGTGTTTCACAGCAACCTCCTAGTTTACGATTAGCATCCCAAGCTGAAGTACAAGAGAATGGGATGGTTACTATTGCTGAAGGTCTTAAGAAAAGACCACCTCTAGAACATGTAGTAAAGCTTAATAACAAAACAGATACAGATGCTAAGGTTCACTTTATAGACAGAGATGCTAATGAAAGATATGTAACTCTTATTACTTCAGATCAATTTGATACTGCATTTTCTAGTGATTACTCTGGAACAGCTTTAGAGGTCTTTAGTATAGATGATCCTGTTAATCCTTGGGATACTTCTTTTAGTACATCTTATGGTCCTAATGATTATAGCCGTAGTCTTTCTGGTATTCAAGGAGCAGACTTAGATTACATTAGAGTTAATGATGCTAGAGATACTATTAAATTATTCACTGTAGCTGACTTTACTTTCTTATTAAATAAAAATAAAGTTGTAGCTAAGAGTGGTCTTTCAGGTGAAGTACGTGATCCTGAAGGCATTGTTTTTCTAAAGCAAGCTACTGCTGATACAACCTTTAAAGTCTTTTTAGATGGAGCTGATGTAGGTTCTATTTCAGCTGATGCTAACGCTGATACTTTAGTTACCAACATAGCTGCTGCTATGGCTACTCCAGGATATACAATTACTAAGTTTGGTAGTAGTAATGTACATGTTACTAAGAATGATGGGTCAGACTTCACACTACATGCTGAAGCTCCTGAAACTAACATGATAGCTATTAAAGATACCATAGTAGACTTTACTGATCTTCCTGCTAGAACTAAAGATGGCTTTACTATTAAAGTAACAGGAGATCCAGAGAGTACTACAGATGATTACTGGTTATATCATGTTAATCAATCTGATGATGACGTTGGTGAATGGGTAGAAACTGTAGAACCTGGATTAGATAATAATCTTAATGCTTCTACTATGCCTATCAAACTAGTTAGAGCTGCTCCTGATCCTTGGGATGATGCTTTTTCTGATGACTTTGGTAGACCTAGTTTCTCTTTATCTCAAATAAAGTGGACAGAAAGAATAGCTGGTGATGAAGAAACAGCTCCTGACCCTTCTTTTATTGGTCAAAGGATCAATGATATGTCTTTCCATAAGAACAGATTAGGTTTATTAGCTGGTGAGAATGTTATACTTTCTGAATTAGGTGGGTTCTTTAACTATTATGCAACCACTGCTACAGATCTTTTAGATACAGATATGATTGATCTTTCTGCACCTACTAATGAAGTAAGTATCTTACATAACTTTGCACCCTTTAATGAAAACTTAATGATCTTCAGTGACTTTGGACAGTTTAAATTGTCAGAGTTTGCTGCTGGAGGACTGACTCCAACCAATGCTAAACTATCTTTACTAACACAGTACCAATCTGATAAACTTGTAAAACCTGTAGTTAATGGTAGAAAGATTTACTTTAGTGATGAGAATGATGGGTTCAGTGTTATACGAGAATTTGGTATTATAGAAGATTTACAAGAAGAAACAGCTGAGAACATTACAAGTCACATACCTAGTTACATAAAAGGTAAAGGCTTTGAAATTATTCCTCATGAAGAATTTTTATTTGTATTATCAGATCAGAATCTTAATGAGATATTTGCTTATAAGTTCTTGTTTCAATCTGGAGCAAAGAAGTTAAGCTCTTGGTCTAAGTGGGTATTCAAGCCTGAAGAGAAAGTCATAGGCATGAAGATCATAGAACATATAGCATACTTTGTTATAGTAAGACCTGATGGTACATACCTAGATAAGATGTCTTTACAAGATGCTAACCTAGTGAATCTTCCAGAGTCTGATACTCAGCTTCCATTTAAGGTACACCTTGATAGACTAGTAGAGTCTAAAGGAATATACGATATAGTAACTGACATCACTACTTGGTCAGTACCTTATCCAGATAACTTTGGGTCTACTTTTAGAGTAGTCCTAGGTCCTGCGTGGACAGGTAGAGAGGGTTCTTTAGTACAAGGTATAACCCAGACTAGCAGAAGTGATACAACGCTTCTTACAGCTTCTGGGGACTTCTCTAAGTACAATGTATTTATAGGTAAAGAGTACCAGTTCTTGTATGAGTTTACAGAGCCTACTATTAAAACAGAAGTACAAGGTAGACAGACTGCACTTGCAGGTGGTATACTTAAGATACGTAAGTTTAATGTAGATTACTTTCGTACTGGCTATTTTAAAATGAGAATAACTGCTTTAGGTAGAGATGCATTTGATCATATCTTTACAGGTAGAATACTAGGTTCTCCTCTTAATAAGGTAGGAACTATACCATTTGAAACAGGATCGTTTAAGAAGTTAATATTATCTGATGCCAGTAATTTAAAAATAGAACTAATTTCTGATTCTTACTTACCATGTTCTTTTACAGGAGCTGATTGGGAAGGTAATTATGTAACTAGGACTATTAGTAGAAGGTAAACATAATGTTAAGGATAAGGGCGTACATGAAGCCGTATCATAGAGTATCTACATTAGATGACATGGTATATTTATCAAAGAATCTAAGGTATGAAGATAAACGTGAAGTAGAAACACTAGGACATACTCCTGAGAAAGCTTTAGCTTTAGGCTTTGGTAACAGTAGTATCTGTAGGTCTATCATAGATGCACGTGGTACACCTGTAGGAGTCTATGGTGTAATCCCATTGTCTGACAAGATAGGACAGATTTGGATGTTAGGATCACAAGGTTTAGTTAAGATCAAGACTGCTTTCCTTAAACAATCTAGATCAGAGGTGGAAGGTATGAATGTTATATATCCCCACCTATGTAATTTTATAGACAGCCGTAACGAGATTCACCTTAAGTGGATTCGCTGGTGTGGCTTTAAGATAATTGGAGAAAAGATGATTAATAATGTGAAGTTTTATGAGTTCTGCAAGGTGGCTATCTGATGAGTTATGAGTTGCTACAAGCTGCTGCATTTGGGTTGCAGGTATTTAATACTATAAATACACATAATGAGCAAACCTCACAAGCAGCTGCTAAATATGATGGAGCACAAAGACAAGTAGCTATGAATAACAATTTAGCTTACAATGCATATTTACATCTTAATGAAGAACAAATGCTTAAAGCTAAAGCAAATGCTTTAAATACAGATTCTTTACAGAGAGCTATAAGACGAGCAAAGGCTACAGAAGCAGCTAAAATTCAAAGTCAAGGTGGAGACTCTACTTTTGGTACAGGAGAAGCTAGATTAAGAAATGTTATGAGACAAGGATATGAAGCTTTAGCTAGAAAAGATCTAAACTTCCAAACTACATTAAATGATTTTGTTAAAAGAAGAAAGAATGTTGGTCTTGAAACATTAGATAAAAATAATAGAGCATTTTCTGGACTAAGTTCACCACCAAGTGCAACAGGATTAGTTACAAATCTTGCTGGTTTAGGAATCAGTACTTATGCAGATGTTAATTACTATACTGCACCTGATGGAACAATTAAATCTAGGACGTTTACTTAATGGCTACAGACAATATTTTTAACTTAGACCCTATAAACACCAACTTAACAGCTCCTGTTACTAATATAGCAGTTCAGTCTCCTTTAGATACTTCTTTAGAATCATCTACAAGATCATCAGGAATCACTAACTTTACTGATGCTATGAGTAAATTAGCTAATAAAAAGAAAGCTAATGATATTCATAATGATACTATTACTGCAGAACTAGCTGCTGCTATGGGTGAGGAAATGCAGGGTCATTGGGAACCAGAAGCTCAAGCTAAATATACCCGTGCAGTTGATTCAGAAACAACAAGACAGCTTATTCAGAACATGAAAGATTTTTCTGTTGTTGAAGGTTCAGATATGTTAAGTGATTCAAGAGCTGATCATAAAACTAGAGCTACTTCTTTTAAGAATCATTTATTAGGTCTTATAAATACAGGTAAAGCTAGTATTTCTAGAGGTAATGCTTTAGAAATGTTTAGAAAGATAGATACTAATTTTGATCAAATAATGTCATTAGCTAACGTATCATTAGCTAAAGATAAAAAACAAGAAGTAATGGTTGCTACTTCTAAATATATACGTACAATAACTGAAGACACTCTTGATTTTGCAAAACAATTAGCTCCTACAGTTTCTGATTTAAAACCTAATGGTACACGTTTAACTCCTTCTGAGTATGCTAAAAAGCAACAAACATTTTCTGCTGGATGGTTAGCTCAACACATGAACTCCAGATGGTTTAATTCTATAGTAGTAGAAACATCTAGAATAAACACAGGAGCCAGTATAGAAGATATCAAAGCTACAGCCTTACAAATTGTAGGAGATGTTCTTCTTAAAAGAATAGCTAAGAATCCTGAGATAGTTCAAGAAAAGATAATGGCTGATATTATGGCTAATATGTCAGGTTCTGTTAAAGGAACTAAAGTACAAGATGACATTGCTTCTCAAAGTGATTTTGGTAAAAAAATTGATGGAATTAATAAAGGTTTTAGAAAAAACTTTAAGGCTACTTTAGATGCATTAGATAAATCACGTGATGATTCTGATAAAGCAAGAAACGAAAATATTGCTAATTATGTTCAAGATGGAATGATTACAGGTACAATAACAAATAAAGACCAAGCTTTATCTTTAACTGTTGGTATAACTGATCCTTCAGCTCAACGAGCCGTAGAAAATCATGTTAAAAAACATTTTAGTAATGAAAATAAAAAAGGTATAGGACATCCTGATTTTACTCCTTTAGTTAAAGAAGGAGTAAACTTTTATGATGTAACTACTGATAAGTTTGATACATCAGGATTTTATGCTCGTGCAGGTGATATGGGTTTTACAACAGACGCTATGAAAGAAGCTGTTAAACATGCGAATCCTAAAGAAAAAAGAGGCAAAAGACGAAAAGCTTTTTTAGATTTAGTACCTATTAAAAAGTTAGATTTAGAGTTTGAAAGTGTATTAAAAAGTTTTCTTGAAGAACATAATCTACTTGGTAAACTT